CCGTCCTAGTCCATCTAATGCCTGATCTAGTGGGATACGGTCTTGTTCGTTGAACGCTTCGTCCCGAACCACAGCAGGTTGTGTAGCCCACCAATCAATTGTGCCTTGATCAATAGCACGGTCTTCTTGGCTTTCTAATGTGACTCTAGCATAGTAACTCTGGCCAGAATGTCCTTGCCCAAACGGGTCAAAGCTCTGGGCCGCAATAGTTAGTATTGTAGTATCTGGGCCTGTTGCAAGCCCTTCTAAGTCGATCATTAAATCTGCCATACAACAAGTATAACAGAATTTCTGATATGCGTCTACTGTATGTTAGCCGATTACCCAAGTAAGTGGTTGGCTGGCATCCACATAGTTCTTAAGCTGGTCTTCCAGGGCAATGATAGCTTCTTTGGCTTCGGCTTTCATTGCGGCACCGTTTAGGGTACCGCCGCCTTGTGGGCCTGCAATTGATCCAAACTTTTCACGTGCTTCGCCAATGATCATTTTACAGTTGGCAACCATGTAATCCTTGACCCATTGACTAATTTGGAAGTCTTGTAGTAGGTTGATTTCGGGTTTGAGATTGTATGTCCAAAGCAACACATTCTCGCCAGTGCCTTTTGGGTCACGGATCAGCTGGATTTTCTTTGTGACAGAGTTGTAGGTGTAGTTCATGTAGCCACCAAACATACGTGCGGCTAGTTCTACATACTGTGAGTAGAAGTCGTATGTGGCAAGACCACCTGCTACGTTAAAATTCATTAGATACACGTTCAAACTAGCCTGCGCAAACGGATCAAAGTTTGATGCAAACGGACCTGTAGCATCACCAAACGTTCTACGGAATACCTGTCGTACACTTACTACCTCTTGTGGCAACTGATAGATATTGACATCTTTGACCAGTTCCATAAAGCTGTAGCTTTCCTCGTAGGCATTGCTGGCCCGTTGGCGGTAAGTGCCTAGTGTTTTTTGATAGGCGGCTTCGTAGTGAGCAGGATCCAGCTCAATGTCAATGATCTGATCACCAAGTTGAAGCTTTACATATTCTACTAAGTTTTGCTTGAGTGTCTCAAGCGAGTTTTGTTGCTGTTCTGCCATTGGGGAACTCCGTCCCCTTTATTTACCAACTTTTAAGGATGATCAAGTTCTCTGTACCACGTCCGTTAAACGGTGTTTCTGTAGTGGTCAAGTCCTTGTAGATCTTTCTTGCGGCTGGCTTGCCTGCGGCACTCATGGCTCGGAGCACGTCTGCTGGCTTACGCAGAGTTTTTTGCTGGCTTTCTAGTGTGCTAAATCCAATGATAGCGTTGCTCTTTACAGTAAATGCCTGTGCATGGCTGTCAGCAACAATATGGATTAGCTTGCGTTTTTTAGTGTCATACAACCAGGCTTCTGCCTTGTCCACTAAACTTGCGGCTGGTAAGCCTTTGAGCTTGAGCTCTGCAAATTCCGTAATACACTTGAACTTTGCGGCACGTTTCTCTGGGCTCACTGCCTTAACTGCACGTGGCTTGCGCTCGACCTTTTTAATCTGTACATAGGCGCCACAGTCTGAGATCACAAGCTCACAGAACTTTACGCAATTCTTTAACTGTATTTTGGTAAGATAGTTATAGCCCTGTGTCAAGTCTGCATCTTTGCCTGCTACTGCCTCGTCAAATTCCGCAAGTTTACGGGTCCAGATTTGCTTGATGTCATTCACCATTTGTGGGGCAATGTTTAGGCTACGCATGAGCACCACGGGCTTGTAGTCTGCGTTGAGTTTGGCTCCTGACGCAATGAAGTCGTCAAACAAGCCATCTAACTCACCTGCGCATTCCGATACCTTCTCACGCAGGCGATCTTGGATGGTAATTCGTGGCACTGAATCATCAACGGGTACTTCTGCTACCTCTTCATCTTGCTTGGATTCTAGTATCTCTTTAAGCAAGTTATCCAATTTAATCTGTTCATGCTCGGTAAGTTCTAGTCCCACCATGCTCATGCGGCACAACCAACCTGTTGTGAGTCGAATTGAGCTGTCCGGAATACGTTTGAGTGTGCGCACGTCGTCCTTACGATCGTGTGCTTCCAGGTAGTTTACAATCATCTCACGGGCATCTTTTTTACCATAAAAGTAGTTGTACCACGAGAACGCATGACTAAAGGCACTGACGCGGCCTTCTGTGGGTTGCACTCGCCATGTAGGCTCCATGCCCATGGCATTGGTATCCGCACTACGTGGATTTAGGGGTTTGACAGGTTTTGTTGCGACTTTCATACGTTCTCCAAAAAGCAATAACTGTAATTATAGCAGAGATTGATTTAGGTGTCAATCTCTGTTATATGTGTTGTTTTTAGAACACAGTGCCGCGAAACTGCTCGTAATCGTAGAATGCTACTAAAGTACTATCTCGAAAGTAAACTGTAATGCCGCCCAAATCCTCGCGAGCGTCCCAGGCGGTTTGTTCCAAAATAACATTAGTAGCACGTACCTCAAGCTCGTCCATTAGGTCCTCGCCTGTGTCCCGGTAGCTTTGCAGGGCTTCTGCCTCATAATCTAAAGTGTATACTTCAGTATTATTAATTTGTGCGCTTTGTGCATCTGTAAGCATAGTGGCTCCTTTGTGTTGTCAAGCCCTAATTATAGCAGTTCGGGAATATTCAGTCAACCAGAATGCTATAAATAACACTATGCCACGCCTAAGCCTATACCGCCCCAATCGAACTCGCGACTACCAATTTTTGGATCGTACCATCCGAGAAATGTACACTGTCGGAGGGGTAGATATCTATGTTCACAAATACATGGGACCAGAAACAGGTGGCGAGGATTCAGCATTTTCAGGCAATGCCGATGCTACACAGCCCATTTACGACGAGCTAAGTCCGCTAAACATTCAAGACTTGCTGTTGCTGGAGAACCGTGACAGAATTTACGACCAGGACATCTATGTCATGCGCGGTGTTTACAATGCTCAAGACGTGGATTTTGACTTGAGCCAGTTTGGCTTGTTTTTGAACAACGATACGCTGTTCATCACGTTTCACTACAACAACATGATTGACGTTTTTCAACGCAAACTCATGGTAGGTGATGTGTTGGAACTGCCCAACTTAAAAGACTACTATCCCTTGAACTCAAACATTCCTGAGGCACTGCCCAAATACTATGTGATTCAGGATGCTGCCTTTGCCTCAGAAGGTTTTAGCCAAACTTGGTTGCCACACTTGTGGCGTGTGAAAGCCACACCGTTGACCAATGCTCAAGAATACAAAGATATTCTTAAAAAGCCCATGGTCAAATCTACCATCTGGGACAATGACAACTTCTATCCTGCTGGCGACATTGTGAACCAAGGTGATGTGTATTATCAAGCTAGAGTAAATGTTCCTGCAGGCACAGACATAACCAACACCACTTATTGGCGGGTGTACACTCCAGGCACAGAGAGCGAGTTAATGAGTACTCGTACCAAAGATCAACAGATCAACGATGCTATTCTTACGCAAGCTGATGTGGAAGTTCCCAAGTCTGGATATGATGCAACCAAGATGTACGTGGTGCCAACTACACTAGATGGCCAACCTGCTAATCCTGTGGGCTTGACCACAGACGGTGCCACAACTGTAGACGGCACCGAAGGCGGTATGAACCTAACTCCAGATAGCGATGGCTATACAGTGGGCTATTTGACCGGAGATGGTATTCCACCTAATGGATTCCCAACTTCGGCTGGTGTTGCGTTCCCGGACAATCCATCAGTGGGCGACTATGCACTGCGTTTGGATTATTTCCCTAATCGCTTGTTCCGGTATTCCGGCACACGTTGGACACGCATTGAAGATAATGTTCGTACTGATCTCAACAATGGCAGCAACAACAATACTTTACGCTCAGGCTTTGTGAACAATACATACACAGTGAAAACAACAGACATGGGTAATATTCCAAGTCGTCAGAGCTTGAGTGAAATTCTCAAGCCCAGAGCAGACAATGGTGATGACAACGGCAACAAGCCGCCAAATCCATTCCCAGACACCAGACCTGGACAAAGATCGAGTTAAACAATGCAACAATTTTTTTACGACGAACAAATACGTCGCTTTCTATTACAGTTTACCAGGATATTTTCTGGCTTCCAAGTTGAGTACGGACGTCAAGAAAACTCTGATGCGGCTGCATTGCTGAGAGTCCCTGTGCGCTATGGTGATGCCAGTCGTAATGCACAAACAATCATACAAGAAAACTCAGCAAACTTTTTGCCTGCTACACCCATGATGACCTTTTATATTTCTGGCCTGGATTACGATCGTCCCAGAATGCAAGAGCCGTATCATGTGAGCAAACGCACTATTCGTCAACGCACATACGACCCAGACACAGAAACTTATGAAACCACACAGGGCAATGCATTCACTGTTGAACGCTTAATGCCTGTACCTTACAAGTTGACCATTACTCTGGACATTTGGACCTCAAACACCAATCAAAAGTTTCAGATCCTGGAGCAGATTCTCACACTGTTTAATCCTGCACTAGAAGTACAAAGCACAGACAACTTCTTGGATTGGACATCACTCAGTGTGGTTGAGCTTGAATCCACGCAATGGACCAGTCGTACTATACCTATCAGCACAGAAAATCCCATTGACATTTGCACGTTGAGATTTAACTTGCCTATCTGGATCAGCTCACCTGCCAAGGTCAAGAAACTGGGCATTATTGAGCGTGTGATTGCCAGCATGTACGATGCCCAAGGCGACTTTGTGGATGCTATTATCAACAATGACTTGTTGTTGGGCACAAGACAAAAAATCACACCATACAATTATGCTGTGGTTGTGATTGGCAATCAAATTCAGTGTTTACAACAACAATTGATAGTGCAAGAGCCCACCAACGACGAACTGGCTGCTACCACTGTTGTGAGCGACAGTACGCTGTTGTGGCCAGCTGTGATTGGCATGTATGGTGTTTTGCGTCCAGGCATTAGTCAAATTAGGTTGGATCAAGATGATGGTAGCCAGGTGATTGGTACCATTGCGGTAAACCCCAATGATGAAAGATTCTTGATATTCAACATTGACGCCGACACTGCACCTCAGAATAGTTTGCCAGCTATCAACGCAGTGATAAATCCATTAGCAAGTGGCCCTGGTCAAGGACTGCCGGCCGCAGCCGCAGGACAACGATATTTGTTGACCGAAGCTACTGGCGCTGAAGACAACTCAGCGCCTGCCACAGCCTGGGTTGGTGCCAGTGGAAGACCACTAGTGGCCAGCGCAAACGACATCATTCAATATGATGGTGCAAGATGGGACGTGGCGTTTATTGCTGACACCCAAACTGAAATACAGTTTGTTACAAATTTAACAACTTCAATACAATACAAATGGACGGGCGCAGAATGGATAAAAAGCTATCAAGGAGTGTACCCCGGAGGGGACTGGAGTCTGGTCCTGTAAATGCCGTAGGTGTTTGGTTTCGTAGCAATCAAACTGCTAGATATTTGTACTTACTACGTAACGATTCCAAACATCCCGGTGCCTGGGGTTTACCAGGCGGCAAAGTAGAATCTGGCGAAACCTTGCTGGGTGGCATGGAACGAGAATGTATTGAAGAGCTTGGCAGTTTTCCCACATACCAAAAACTAATTCCCATAGAAAAATTCACATCAGCAGATGGCGACTTTGTGTATCACACGTTTGTTTGTGTTGTGGAGTCAGAGTTTGTGCCTGTGCTAAATGACGAACACCTGGGCTATGCCTGGATAGATTCGGGCACATGGCCAAGACCCATGCACCCTGGCTTGTGGTCAACTGTGAATATGGAAGCTGTACAAGACAAGATCCTGCGTGTAGAGCAGGACCTTGCTCGTTGATGTTAAGCCTGTGATTCCTGGAACTGCAACTGCACCTCGCCCAC